GTTCCGCTTGGTATCTCCTCAGACCAGCCAGATGGGGCAGTAATCGTATTAGTAGTGAAGTTATAAGAACCCCCAGAAGGTGAGCTAGGAGTGCTAGTCGCTCTTTTGTGAACAGCAAACGTAAATGTACTTAGACCATCAGTGCCATCATCACCATTTTCAGCAATAACCACGGGTGTTGACCAAGTGCCTGCTGTAACCGTTCCCGTATCACCAGATATAGAGAACTGGAATGTAGCCTCGTAAATCGGATCAGTCCCAGAAGGTATAGTTGTAGACCAACCGCTAGGGGGTGTTAGTACGTTAGTTCCAAAGTTAAACGTACCGCCTGTTGGAGTAGATGGTGTGCTAGTGTCCCTTTTGAAGATTGGAGCCGTAAAGGTAGACTTGCCGTCAGTACCAGAAATAGCAGCAGCATTAGTGGTAGCTGATACCTCAGCGGTAAACGCAGACTTGTTGCCGCTGTAATCAACAGACTTAAACTTGTAGTAGAAAGTGGTTGCATCAGCCAAGCCGCCATTCAAGAACTCAGCATTAGCGCCAAAGCCACCCCCTACAGTGGCGACCTCAGAGAATGATCCACCAGAAGATGTGGCACGATAGACCTCTACATTAGAGAAGTCCTTATCCGATGGGTTAGTCCACTCAAGACTGATTGATTTATAACCAGCGGTTGCTGATATAGATGTCGGCAATGCAGGCGCAGTAGTATCTCCGACAGAGCCTTGGTTGGCATATACAAACCCACTCTTAACGCCAAGCGAGTTGATTGATCTAACTCTGGTGTAGTAGGTCGCACCAGCCTCAACTGGAGAGATTCTATAAAGCGTATCGTCAGTCACTACAGACTGGAATGTGCTGTTATCTGTAGACCACTGAACATCATACTGATCCACGAATGAGTCGGTACTTGCTGTCCACGAAACAACCATAGAGGTAACGATAGTTCCGTCCAGAGCAACACTGGTCTCAGCGTTAGCCTGTAATCCAGTAGGAGGTACAACACTAAATGGATCAGGTAAGTTTGGAGCAGGGTACGCTATCTCTTCGGCAGAGGTGTCATAGGTATAAATTGAACTATCATATTCAATTACATTGACAGTGCAGGTGCCATTATAATTTAAAGTGATTTCCTCAACCTGAAAAGGCTTTCCGACCCAAGCTGGAGTCGGATGGGTAACAGTGACAATATCGCCAACACTTAATTTAATCGACTCACTTGTTGCGGTAAAAGATGCCCTTGTTGCACTTCTCGATCTTCTGAGCATCACTCTTGCTAAGTCCCTAGCAACATAGAAACTGGTCACTGTTTCTAAGTCCATATTCTCAACTAAAAGAGTGCCACCATCTTCATTCAAAAAGGTAGTTTCTTCTGTAGAGCCAGCATCAGGCCATACTGCTTGGTCTGGCTGGTAATCAAGTTCAGCGTTAGGAAACTTGACAATCATCCTGTTAAATTTGTCTTTCTTTTCCTCACCCTTGATCGAAATGCCACCAATTATTGTGTCTGTGTCAAATGCAAAAACACTAGACCCAGACTTGTCTATTTTTAACCCATATTCACCCTGAGTATAAGGAAGGAACCCACGGCATCCTTGAAGCATTGTTTTGATGTTAGAAAATAAAGTTTCATCGGTCTGCAAAACAGCGTGCGTCTGGAATATCTTTTGTCCTGATGGGCCGCCAGAATAAAAAGTCACACTCTCGTCGCAGTCAGTAGCTGCTGCTGCAAATGCAGTGTCATCAATCGCTGATGATGGCAACCCCTTCCCGTATCGCGCATTAGTAAGGTAATCACGAATACATAAGGCAGGGTTATCACTATACGCATTAGCCGCACTAGGACTTCTAGGATCGTAGACTTTCTTGCCACGCACTAAAGCAGTTATTTCAGGTATGCCGCTAAATGCGTCCTGATCCCACTTTAATCTTATTCCAATGTATGCAACACCACTTAGCTTATGTGCTGTAGTCCAGCCACTAGCCTCTGCCAACAATGAGTCATAGGTTTGATTGTCAGCACCAGTATGCACATTAACAGTGTAGAGGCCAGTATATTGACTGTCGGTAATAGGCTTATCATCTAAAAATATATTTGTAATGGCATCGACTTCGCCCTCACATAATGTCAAAGCAATATATAAGTATTCATTTGGATCGCCACCACTAGCATCTCTAGTAGAAACAAATACCCTGACACCACCGACCCGCCTAGTGCCATAAATTACAGGCAAAGGCTCGATGTTTGATTCTTTGTTAACAAGCACACCAGCCATAGCATCAGCTTGTTTTTTAGCCTGCTTTTTAGCTGATTGGATGCTGGAGTAACTAATTCCAGCAGATACTGCAAACAGTGCTGCGACAACCCAAAATGCCATCTACTTTTTACCCCATTTCAAGTCTTTAATTGTATTCGCGGCAAATTCAAACCCTTCATCATTAGGAAAGTGTAACTCTTGAGAGTTGTGGTTAGTTTTTCTGCCGTTTAACTTTTCGAAGTCAGCCCAATGAGAAGCTGTAGTTACGCTAATCTCACTAGAGCTTTCATCATCTTCGATTGAGAACCCTGTAATAAAACCATCGAACACTAATATCGGGCTTCCAACAACAGCATCATTACTATCAAGCACAGCCCTATATAGCTTAACAGGAACGTCAACATAATTTTGCGTGAGGAATATGCTGACATAACTTTGTTCGACAGAGCTAAGAGTTATATCTATACCATTGACAGCTAACTCTGCGGATTCAGATGAAGAGCCAAAGCTGAGAAAGTTAGCACTGCTGGCCCATGTGCTTGATAATGCAGATATGTCTCTATCCCAATCAGTTATCCTGATGGCAGTAGAAAAACCAAAATAGATTAGGGTTGCAAAATTAAATGAGTCACCCTGTAAAGCTGCCTCTGTGCTTGCATTGATCGATCTGGTCATTAGATTGCCTCAATAAAGTCAACTTCATATTTTACGAGTGAGGCCAGCCCTACAGAATATTGCTGCAAATCGTTATTTAAACGTACAGTAAATGGTACGTTATCATAAGTAATCGCAGTGTCATTTGCAGTAGCTTCACGAAGAGCAGGCTCAATAGTAAGAGTGCCTGATCCAGTTAAATCAGAAACCACCATATACACTTTATTATGGTTAGCGAACTTAATAACATCTCCAGCCTTTAGGGTGCCAGACAATCCGTCAATAACAATAGAAGTTTCACCAATACTATCTGCTCCAACTGTCTGTACAGTGCCTGTGGCATTGCCTGATTTAGAGCTTATTTCTGGTAGCACGATCTGAAAGGTTTCAGCCATGCCATTTTGTGCCATTATAAAAGCATAAACAGGAGCAAATTCTGCGGTAGTCAAAGGCGGGTATGTAGCCTTAAATTCAAACCGTTGGCCGCCAATATTGCGTACCTGAGTACGCCCAGACAAGCTCTCGCTCATTAGGTTGTATGACTTAGAGGTAAACCCGACCGAGTTAAAAACGGGGGTGCTGGGATAAGTTCCACTCATACTAGGCTCGCTGCTCCTTTGTTATTCATCGCTTGATTAATCATGCCAATAATCTGGCCTCTGCGAGATTGTAACAGTTGATCGAACCCTTTAGTGTCATTCGCCTGAATAGTAATATTTACAGCAGGAGCTACTCCTTGACCTTTGCTGTGGTCAATGACAGTTTCATTAGGATGCAGAATAGCAGGGAAACCACCCTTGCCGTCAACACCGCCAGCCCTTGAGCCACTACCAGTAAAACCACCGCCATCAAAAGACTGTGATCTAATCTGGGCAACCTGAGCAAGACCAGCAGTTACTACACCAGCAGCCATCATAAAGTTGACAGGTGGTGGGTAAGCACTCAGGGCTTTAGAGGCTCCAGAATAAGTGTTCATTATCGCCTGCCCAATCTGGAAGGCTTTATTAACCGCAAATAGCTTTTTGCTGTGGGCTGAAGATGCGGCAAACTGCTTGCCAAGCTCACCCACTACTTGCTGTGTCTTTTCGGTAGCTGTCAGGGCTTCAAACTTAGCCAAGTCAATAGCAGCCTTGCGCCTTATTTTATCTTGGAAAGTTTCTTTCTTTACAGCCTCCTCACCAGCCGCTGCTAATACTGCTGCGGGAGAGTTAGCGGCTACAACCTCTGCGGTTTCACGGGAGGCCAGTTTTATCTCTTCGTATGCGGCAAGAATCCCCTCAGCAGGATTCATGGTTCGCATTATTTCTATTTCAGTTTTAAGTTCTTGAATGCCTGCATTAGCATCGTCAAAAAAGGCAGTTATTCCACCACCGATTATTGGCTTGCCTAGCTTCTCAGCAATAGCATCGTAAAAGCCTATAAACG